TACAAGAACTAGGCTTTGCCATTATCTGCCAGTTATGCAATACGCCACCTACAGTTGCACAGATCAAGGCTAGGGCATTGCAAAACGAGTGGAAGTGCGAAAAGTGCCACACAATCAATAGCGCAGGTAAAGCATGAAACTTGCCTACGACCTAAAATCGACCTTTGGCTGGACTAATTGTAATTCATGTGACAAAGACATTACTTACGATGAGCATTTTCGCGAAGTAGTGTTAGCAGTCTGGTTGTGTAAGAAGTGTGAAGATATAAATCACCTATGACACGACACAGAAAAGACCGAGGCTTTCGTACCGAGCGAGTGGTTGCAGCCTACTTACAGACTTGGTGGAGAAGCGCAAGCGTTGGTCGTGGGGCTGGCAAGGATATACACAATGTCCCGTTCGACATCGAGGTAAAGGCGAGAGCCGACTTCAAGCCCCAAGAGTGGTTGCGTCAGGTCATCAAGAGGTCAGACCGCAAAGAGCTGTCAGCCGTGGTGGTGCGCATGAATAACATGGGCGAAGATGCTTCACAGTATCTTGCTTTTATGCGCTTTGATGATCTGGTGCAATTACTTCTTCGTGCAGGTTACGGAGATATTCAGAAGGATTCGATACAATTAGAGCCTGAAAGATGCGCAATGTGCGGATCGTGGAAGTTAAAGGATGTGCCATGCCGCACGTGTCAGGTATCTAATGCCAATCTATGAGTTCGAGTGCAATAACGAGAAATGCGAGGCTAATGCTCGCTATGACAAGGAATTATCCATATCCGAGCCACACGATCTAGATTGTCCATTCTGTGGTGAGACCATGCGAAAGGTGTACTCAAGTGTTCCAGCAGTCCATTTCAAAGGTTCAGGGTTCTATTCAACTGATAAATAGTTATCCACAATTGGAGAGTTTTAATTCACAGGTTGTTGATAGGAGAATCTATGAAACGACACGCCGCTTTGACCAGCACTTATGCAAATGAACTTGACTGCCATGGTACGCTACAGGCTAGAGCCCTTAAGGGGGCTCACCCCGAGCCGCTGAAGCGGATAGCTCGGGGGGTAGCCGTTGCTATTGGGATAGCTCTATCTATAGTCCAGACTCCTATATCTCAAGGCTCAATAAAGCCATATCAAAACATCAAACAATTAGCTGATTACCAATTAACTGATAAGCAATATAAATGTCATAACGAGATTGTCTACAGAGAGTCTAGGTTTAAACACAATGCAGTTAATGGATCACATTATGGCTATTACCAAATGAGAAATACATTACTCAAGGATGCTCCTTATGATGTGCAGTTCTACTATTACTGGAAATATGTAGCACACCGATATGGGCTAGACTTAGCCAATGAGGATGTGCCTAACTATTGTGCAGCTCTCCATCATCTCAAGAGAAAGGGCTGGCAATGAGCGAATGTAAGCATTCGATGTTGGTATGGCACAGCCCAGAGAACTTCACATGTATGGCTTGCCATGAGAGAGTGTATGTAGATATATCAAGGGATACTGATGGCAACCAAGAAGGGTGATCCTCGACTATCGAGGAAGTACAAAGAAGTACGCCTTCGAGTGTTGGCACGAGATGGGTACGTGTGTTACTACTGCGGTGCAGAGAATAAGAACATGACTATCGACCACATCATCCCAGTGAGCAAAGCACCAGAGCTTGCGATAGATGAAGCAAACATGAGAACATGCTGCGTGTCATGCAATAGCAGCAAGGGTTCACGCAATGAGCGTGTTTTTTTAGAGAAGGTGCGTACCCCCCCTGTTTTTTCTGCCTATCCCTCTCCGACACAGTCGGTAATCCACCAAGACAGTCCATTTACAGCCAGACCAGTCGGGAATTAACCCGATGCCAGCCAAGCAGTCCAAAGCCCTACGAGGGGCAACGAAACCAAGGCTTCAGTCGATACCTCTTAAGGGCGCTAATAAGCTGCAAGATGTAAAAGACCTCTGCGAGATTATCCAGATGCCTTTGCTCCCATGGCAGGAGTACGTTCTCAAGGACATGCTAGGCGTGGACAAAAAAGGCATGTGGATTCGCAAGACAAACTTGCTGCTTATCGCTCGACAGAACGGAAAGACCCACTTAGCTCGTATGCTAATTTTGGCTCACCTGCTTAAGTGGGATAGTAAGAACGTCCTCATCATGTCCTCGAATAGAAGCATGGCTCTGGACACCTTTAGACAAGTCGCACAAGTATTGGAGAACAATGACCATCTCAAGGGATTCGTTAAGCAGATCAGGTACGCCAACGGCACAGAGTCTATTGAGATGCTGGACGGAAGAAGGCTGGACGTTGTTGCGGCAACTAGAGATGGCTCTCGCGGTAGAACAGCAGACTTTCTCTTCATCGACGAGCTCCGAGAAATTAACGAAGAAGGATTTCGAGCAGCTATCCCTACAACTAGAGCGCGTCCAAACGCTCAGACGCTTCTTACCTCTAATGCAGGAGACGCTTTCTCGGTAGTCCTAAATGGCATGAGAGAAAGGGCGCTAGAGAACCCGCCTAAGAGCTTTGGATTCTATGAGTACAGCGCTCCCCAATATTGCAAGATTACAGATCGTGCAGGTTGGGCTCAAGCCAACCCAGCACTCGGATATACGATAAGTGAGGAAGCCCTTGAAGAAGCAGTTGCGACAAGTCCTATTGAAAATACTAGAACAGAGCTGCTCTGCCAATGGATTGACTCTCTCGCTAGTCCGTGGGCTCATGGAATCCTTGAGGAGACGAGCGACTCAACACTCACGATTCCTGTGGGCGGTTATACAGTCTTTGCATTTGATGTCAGTCCGTCTCGCCGTAATGCAAGTCTGGTTGCTGGGCAAATACTCCCAGATGGTCGCATCGGAGTTGGAATCCTACAAACGTGGGAGTCACAGGTAAGCGTTGATGATCTAAAGATTGCGGTGGACATCAAGGCGTGGGCTGACCAGTATCGCCCGCGCCAAATCTGCTACGACAAGTACACAGCCCAGTCCATAGCGGACAAGCTCTCAAACGCTGGTCAGATCGTGCAAGACATCTCTGGTGCATCGTTTTATCAAGCTTGCGGAGACCTTAACGACAGCCTTAACTCAAAGCGGCTTGTCCATGCGGGTCAAGAGAACTGGATTCAACAGATGAATAACTGCGCAGCCAAAGTTAATGACTCGGCATGGCGCATTGTTAAACGCAAGAGCGCGGGCGATGTCTCTGGAGCGATTGCAACCGCGATGGTTGTCCACATGCTTTACAAACCACAACAGGTAGCGGCTATATACACAGAATAATCTACATATAGTGTATAATTGCCTTCTATGGGTCTCTTCTCGCGTAAGCCACAAATATTAGAAGCGCAGCTTGCGCCACAGGTCATGGGCGAAAATCTGCCCTCACTTTACAACGCCCTAACCCTCCGAGTCTCCCGCAAAGACGCTATGAGCGTTCCTGCCGTAGCTCGTGCCCGCAACCTTATCTGCGGAACTGTTGCTGGTATCCCGTTGGAGTATTACAACAAGCGCACAGGCGAAGTTATGGCTGCGCCACGTTGGATTAACCAACTAGCAAAGAACCAACCATCTTTTATTACAATTTGCTGGATTGTAGATTCGCTTTTGTTCTATGGCGTTTCATATCTTCGCGTTACAGAACGTTATGCAGAAGATGGACGCCCTGCTGCCTTTGAATGGATTGCAAACTCACGCGTTACATTTACAACTGATCTTGAAGGCATCATGGTTACGCAGTATTACGTTGATGCTGCACCTATCGCCATGAACGACATCGTTACCATTCAAGGATTTGATGAGGGAGTGCTAGAGCGCGCAGGTCGCACAATCCAATCAGCGATTGACATTAACAAGGCTGCTGCCATTGCTTCAGCTACTCCGATGAGCTCTGGTATCTTGAAAAACACAGGCGCAGACCTTCCACCCAATGAGGTTTCTGGTCTGCTGGCTGCATGGAAGCGTAGCCGCCAGAATAACTCAACTGCATACTTGACAAGCACTCTTGAGTTCCAAAGTACACAGTTCTCACCTAAGGACATGATGTACAACGAGGCGATTCAGAACCTAGCAACTGAAATTGCACGCGCTATGAACGTTCCTGCCTATTACTTGTCAGCAGACCAGAACACCACAATGACTTATGCAAACGTCCAAGACGAGCGCAAGCAGTTCTTCGCCTTAAGCATCGAGCCTTACATTCAGGCTATCCAGACACGCCTTTCAATGGACGATATTTCGACAACAGGACATGAAGTTCGCTTTGCAGTCTTTGACACATTCCTCAAGCAAGATCCAATGGTCGAACTTGAAGTAATTGAAAAGATGTTAACTCTCGGGCTGATTACAACTGAACAGGCTATGGAAATGACAGATTTGACTCCAAACGGAAGCGAAGGTCTAAGTTAATGGAAACCCTATACATCGAAGCAGCATCGATTGAATGCAGCGAAGAACGCCGCGAAATTAGCGGCAAGATTGTCCCAATGGGAACAGGCGAAATCGGCAACACCAATCTTGGTGGCGTTGTATTCGAAGCTGGTTCTATTGAAATTGATGATCCAAGCAAGATTCGGCTTTTAAGTCAGCATGACATGAAAAAGCCCGTAGGAAAAATGATTCAGGCAACTGTACGACCAGATGGCATTTACGCCGTATTTCGTTTAAGCCGCAGCACAGGCGGTAATGACGCCCTTGTCATGGCACAGGAAGGATTGGTCACAGGCTTGTCAATCGGTGCAGAAATTATTGCATCCGCACCATCACGCGAAGGTCACACAGTTGTGACAGCCGCTAAATTAAAAGAAGTTTCTTTAGTAACAGAGCCAGCCTTTAAGTCTGCTCAAGTGCTAGAGATCGCAGCAGAGGAAGTCATCCCTGCTGAAGAAACCAAACCAACAGAAAGCGAGCCAGTCGTGGAAGATACCACACAGGTAGAAGCTCCAGCAGTTGAAGCAGCGGCAGAAGAAGCGGCTCGCACAACAGTTGCAGCATCACATTACACCAAGGAGCGTACCGCGCCGATTTCATCAGCACAGTACCTCGAAGCAAACATCAAGGCAGCACTTGGAGATGACGAGGCACGCCGCGTTGTCCGTGCAGCAGATGATTCCAGCACAACAAACACAGGACTTACACTCCCACAGCACCTAAACACATTCATCACAGATACATTCACAGGACGCCCAGCATTTAATGCTGCAACTCGTGGTGCGTTAGTTGATTCAGGACTTTCATTTACAGTCCCTCGCATGTACAC